CACTGAGTAGGGTTTGAGTAGTTGTATACGTTCATGAAGTCGTACTTGAAGTTCACCGTAAGCATGTGGAAATCGTTAGTAGCATAGTTGAATTCCGCAGCTTGCCATGAAGTTGGGTAGACTCCGTAAAGCTCAATCGTTGAGTGAGGAGTTAGCGTGTTGTCTAACTGAACAATCTCAAGCTTGTCTGCCTTGAAGGTGTTACCAGCACCTCCCCCAGGCTGGGCGCTCTTAGTCATCTCACCTGTAATAGGATCGTAGATGTTACGGAAATATCTGTATAGATCAGAGGCAGTCTCTCGAAGGTAAAGGTTGTCGAAATCTACCGTAAGCTCACCCGGAGTGGTCTTACCTGGGTAGTGAAGTTTATCGTTAACACGATCAACAACAATAGCCTCGTTTCTCATCTCTAAACCACCAACCTTTTTTGCAGCAAGTGTTAGATCTGCTACGTTAGTTACGTCTGTAGGTAAGCCAAAGAAATGAATTTCGAACTGATACGCCCGTACTGAATCAAGGTCAGTTGAGACGGTAGGGAGCCCCTGTCCTGGAGTAAATTCTCTACCGTATTTTGTCTTGTAATATGATGTTGCCATTAATTATCTCCTTAGAGGGTTCCTAGATCAGCGGACTGATTGGTTAGGTTGATCTCAAACACAATGACCTCAGCGGTCTTAGTAGGCTTGAGAAGAACTTTTGTCCAGAGTTCATTACGGTCTACACGAAGAGGTGTGTTTGTAGTCTCGTCGCAAACGACCCGGAACTCTGTAATTCCCCGTCTTCTTCTAATGTCATCAAGGAAGGGATTAACAACTCCTTCAATTTGTGACCAAGTAAACTCATCGTTAGGCTCGAAGACAAACCTCTGAGTAGCTCCAAGAAGAACCTTCCGTACATAGATTAGAAGTCTTCTTACGTTAATTCTATCTAGAGCAGTAGGCTCTCTTTGTGCCGTTCTTTGACCGAAGATAGTAAGGCCCTGTTGCGGGAAAGCAACTATGGGATTAATAGCGTTTCCTCCGCTGTACAAGCTGTCTCTATCGCCTTGGTTTAACTTGACCTCCACTTCTGTGGGCTTGGTTAGACGACCTCTTTGGAATCCAGCAGGAGCAAACCAAGTGTCAGAAACAGCATCTGTATAAGCCATTTGTCTAGCAGCAAAAATAGTTGGATCATAGAAACGATCTAATCCGTCAAATGTGCTGAATACTTTGACCCAAGGCCAGTAGATTGCAGCATAGGAACTATTGATCGCTGTGGTTCTAGAATCCGTTGTCGAGGATTGTCCGTTACTCCAATCAATTGCATCTTGAACCGTTCCTACCGCGTAGGGAGGAGAGACAAGGGCCATCATTGCTTGAGTTCTTTCAGCCAAAGAAATTAATTCATTCTGAACTGCTTGCGTAGAAATTCCAGGGACAAGAGCGACTCCAACATTTAGAACAGGGTCATCGAGAGCTTGCATTCCTGTTTTGGGATCTTCAGCTTGACTACCGATAAGAGCAGTGGTTCTTCCAGCTTCCGTATCAGAGATACCGTTAGTGCCACCCTCCAAAGGTTCACTGGCAGTGCCAACTAACTTGTTAAATCTTCCACCAGAATCTGTTAGGCTAGTTTGAGTATTGGTGAGCCCAGCCCCGTGCTTGAAAGTGACAGAGAACGGACCAGTAGCCAAAGAACCCAGCGCGTTAGAGAAGTGCGAAAGGGCCGTTACACTAGCATCGGAATCATCTTTAACTATGTTTCCTTTTACCACTCTAGAAACTACGTTGGTTTCTCCGGTGTTTATGACATATTCGAGGAACGCTCCAGACGCCACAAGGCTTGCTTTGAATGTTTCCAAAGCCACGCCTTGGTCGTTGACTTGAACAACGAAGTTTTGTGAGCCTACAGAGTCTAAGGTAATTGAGTTTCCACTGGCATCACCGTTAGCTCTTGTACCCCCGTTGTACCCAGCACCAGGATTAAGAGACTCTAGCAAGTAAGCGATAGAGTTTGTACCTGTAGATAATATTTGACTACCGCCCATATCAATCGACGAAGCGAAGGCACCGGAAGCACCGTAACCAGCCCCAAAAGTTGTAGATACTGGGTTGATGAGTGCTAGGATAGGAGCATTCTTAGTTACATCAAAAGTAGTTCCAGAGCAAGCAGAAACATGTAGAGAAGCGCCTGATCCAGCGTAGCCACCAACAATTGCCCCGGAAAGGCCAAGGTTTGCAGTAGAGTCACCTGCATCAAAAACACCTACATGATCGGAGTCGAGTGCTCCTCCAATAACTGAACGAAGAGCAGCCGATTGAGACACAGCAGTGGGCACATTAACTACAAAGTCTCTTCCTTGCCCAGCGTTTTCTGAAAACTTAGGAACGCCTTGAGAGTCTTTAACTTGAATTCTTAGGGTGACTGGCTCTTCGATACCGAACCTACTTACTGCGTCATTAGAAGCCTGACCAGAGACAGCGATGGCTGGGCAAGACCCTATGCTAATGGTAGCTGAGGCATCTAAGGCAGTGCTGTCCGCACACCGAACAAAATATACCGAATTAGTTTGTTCAAGAATTTCAATGGCACCTTCAAGACCTTGACCGTTTATGGCCTCGCTGGGCTGTCCGAATACTCTAACTAAAGACTCCTGATCAGTAATAAGAGTGGCTTTGTTTACCGGACCCTTGGAAGCAAAACCAACAATACCTACGATAGAAGTATTGATTGACGGCGTGAAATCGGATATGTCCTTCTCAACAGTGTATACACCGGGGCTTAAATAATTTGGCATAATTTATCTCCTATGCGTTGGAAATTTTGAATAACCTACGTCTATGTAAGGTTTTTATTTGTTCAGTTATGTAGTGGCTAGGAACCACTATACTTTCCCCCGGCTGCATCCACTTCTCTTGCGCTCCTTTTTCGGTGCGAAAGTACACGGTGAGTGCTTGTAGACAATCATTTTTAACTACTTTCATGATTATTTCCTTCCTTAGTATGTAGAGTCGGCGCTTATATTTTTTACTACTTTTTTTATAGCATGAACACTTTTGTTATCGTGCTTAAAGTTGCAGGAGAGCTATGAGGGCTTTTGCCATGAGAGGTGATTGCGTCCCCGGCTAAACTGATTGGAACTCCAGCGATCCTGACCTTAGACGATCCGGGGCCAATAATAACTCCACCCGCAGTAGACGCACCAATAATACACGCTCCTCTCCCTTCGATAAGCACATTACTTAATCCGACTGCTGCGTGCCCACAGGTCGCAGGGTCACCATTAACCACAGGATTTCTCACGGTAGCTTAACCTCAGTATTGAATTCTTCTATTTTACCTGTAGAGGTTACCAAGAACTTTGGATTAGGAACATAGGTTCTAAAGACTATGTTGAAGGTCTTCTTGATGATTCTATCTTCTTTATCTCCAGCAGTTACAGAACCTACATCTTCTTCAGTCTCTAAGAAAGCTTTGGCTATCGTAGAAAACTTGGTAGATACATTCATCTCAGGATTAAACTTAATACGAATCTGTTCTAAAATTTGATCCATGTCAGACATATATTTACACCAAACATTTAATTGATAGTTTATATTGACTGGACGAGGAGCTAAACTCAGAACTCGGAAAGCTCTATTCTTTTCAGCGTCCCAATACTTTTCGTTAACAAGTACACTTTCTTGCCTTCTTCTAGAGTCGTCGTTAGCCGTTGTAGTTTGAGAAATAGTTAGCATCGGTAGAACGATATTCTCTTCTTGCTTAAGCTTGGCAATCGCTCTCTCTGCATTGGCATGAAGACACTTAATATCTTTAAACTTATCCTCGGAGGAGATATAGCCGATGTCATTAAATGCCGAGATCATAGCTCGAAGAGAATCCCTATAAACAAAAGAGATATTCTGTTTGGCCTGAGTCATTTTGAAAATCTTTCTTCTGACATCACCTTCCCTAGTAGGATAGTATCTATTTCTACTCTCATTGCTACTAGCGTCCCAATTGAGTATGGATTCTATTGAGTTGTTTCTTGTCATAGCTCTTCGATGGCTCCTCCATACCCGCCAAGTTCGTCACTAACCTTCGATAGAGGAGTGTCCTGAACCTCTGTGCTGTCGCGGAGGAGCTTGGCAGAGCACACTAAATGATAAACTCCATACGCCTCGAAGCTATCTTCAACCACCTCGAAGATCTCATACTTCTGCTCTTGAAACATAGGCTTGATTACGTCACCAGGAATGACGGACCTACCAAGCTTAGTCTCAATGTAGCTCTTGTTAAACGTAAATAGCTGATCGTTAGTAAGCTCAATACCGAACTGGGTAAGCTCCTCTGACATGGAGATAGGATCGTAGTGCCCATGAACTGTGATAGGTGTCTTGGACACTACCTTGCTCCTCTCCTCTCGATACACATCGTCGTAGTTGTCTGACTGGTAATACTTATAGAAGTGGAACTTGGAGCCAGCTAGACGAATCATCTCATC